ACTGGGTCTTATTCGTTAAATGCATTATTGTCTGGATCAATGTATGGTGGTGTTCCATCTAACAAGATATCTTGTTTTGCGGGATCAGAAGCTGTAGGTAAAACTTTTATTACTCTAAGTATTGCAAATAATTTTCTTAAAGAAGATAAAGATAATATTGTAATTTATTTTGAGAGTGAAGGTGCTTTAACCAAAGATATGATTGAAGAACGTGGTTTAGACACAAATCGTATTGGGTTATTTCCTGTAGCTACAGTTGAGGAGTTCAGAACGCAGTGTGTTAAAATTATTGAAAATAGTAAACGTAGTAAAGGTAAATTAATGATATTTCTTGATTCACTTGGTAATCTTTCTACAATGAAAGAAATGGGAGATGTGGCAAGTGGTTCCGATAAAAGAGATATGACACGAGCACCAATGATTAGGGGTACTTTTCGTACCCTTGCTTTAATGCTAGCTAAACATAATATTCCATTGATTCTCACCAATCATACATATGATGCGATTGGTAGTATGTTTCCGAAAAAAGAAATCTCTGGTGGAGGAGGAATTAAGTATGCTGCATCCACTATTGTTACGTTAGGAAAACGAAAACATAAAGATGGAACTGATGTTATTGGTAATATTATTAAAGCAAAATTAGTTAAAGGTAGAATGACTAAAGAAGAATCAGTTGTCGAAATGATGTTGGATTATGATAAGGGTCTTGATAAGTATTATGGTTTAGTACCGATAGCAGAGAAGTATGGTATTTTTAAGAAGGTATCAACTAGATATGAAACACCAGTTGGTAAGGCATTTGAGAAAACTATAGTGAATGATCCAGAAAAGTATTTTACAGAGGATGTTATGAAACAACTTGAGAAAGCTGTATTTAAGGAGTTTAATTATGGTAGTAAAGCAGAACAACAAGAAAACCTTTAATGCATGGATAACATATCAAGCATTATATGCACATTTTACTAAAAGTCGAAAAGGGGGATATGATTATTTTAAATATAATGGAAAGTTAAACATGAATGAATCTTCTATGGAAAAACAATTCGCTAAATTAGCTGGTAAAGGTGGTGGATGGTCAGTACATAGAGCAATGTTCAATAAACTTGGTACAACATTTGAAAATAAAGAGGATTTGTTATTTTTCTATTTATCACAATTTACTAATGATATAACATATCCAGATAGATTTGATAGTGATTTGTATGAGGAATATAAAGAACGAATGAATAATTTTCACTTTCACTTAAAACGTGATACAGAGGAAATTATGAAGTATATGGAGGAGTATAATAAAACATTTGATGAGTTGTTTCAGGCAAAAGGAATTAATCATCCACCTATAATCAAACTTGTTTTATCTAAAACGATAACATTAGAAACATTTACTACCCTTGATATTATGTTAGATTTTCTTACACCGTTAGAGAAAAAATTGATTGATCCAGCATCTAAAGATTTAATTAAATTAGTAAGAAATTATAAACCATTTTTATCTATTAGTGTTAATGAAGAAAAGAAAATAATAATGGATGTTTTGAATAAAGGATAATATGAGAACAGAACAATTGATATTGGAAAATTTATTATTTGGCCCCGATCATTATACTAGTGTTATTGGTGTTTTTTTAAAACCTGAATATTTTAAAGATGCTAATGAGAAGATCATTTTTAAAGAAATACAACAACATCTTTCCGAGTATAGTAAACCACCTACTATAGAAGCATTATTAATAAATTTAACAAATAGGAATGATTTAAATGAATTAACTTTAACAAATTGTGAGCACCTTTTAAAATCATATAAGAAGAAAACAGATGATCCTGAATGGTTAGTACATGAAACAGAGAAGTGGGCAAAAGATCAAGCAATATATAATGGTATTGTTGATAGTATTTCTATCTTGGAAGGTAAAGATACTAAGATTTCTAAAGATGCCATACCAGAAATTCTTACACAAGCATTAGCTACTTCATTAGATAAAAGTGTAGGTCATAGTTATATGGAGGATGGTGATAATCGTTGGGAATTTTATCATAAGAAAGAATCAAAGATTCCATTTGATATGGTAATGTTGGATAAGATTACAGGTGGAGGCATCTCACCAAAAACACTTACAGTATTATTAGGTGGAACTGGTGTTGGTAAAACATTAGTAAAAACACATTTTGCGAGCCAGTATATGAAACAAGGATTAAATGTTTTATATATAACTATGGAAATGGCAGAAGAAAGAATTGCAGAACGTATTGATGCTAATTTGATGGATATTGATCTTGACCAATTACATATACTTCCAAAAGATAGTTTTCAAAAGAAGTTAAATAAATTAAATGTTGGAAGATTAATTATTAAGGAATATCCAACAGCAGGAGCTCATGTTGGAAACTTTCGTGCGTTAATTAGAGAACTTAAAATCAAATCAGATTTTACACCAGAAGTAATTATATTAGACTATCTAAATATATGTGCGTCTAGTAGAGTTAAGTGGGCAGCAAATATGAATACTTACATTTATATTAAATCTATTGCTGAGGAGATTAGAGGTTTAGCAGTTGAATGTAATGTTCCTATTATTACAAGTTCTCAATTGAATAGAGAAGGATTTGGTAGTAGTGATCCTGATCTAACCAATACATCAGAAAGTTTCGGACTTCCTGCAACTGCTGATTTAATGATGGCCATAATTGCCAAAGATGGAGATCCTGGTACTAAGAATCAAATTTTATTTAAACAATTGAAAAATCGTTATAGTGATTTATCTATGAATAGTAAATTCTTGGTGAATGTTATCAAGAAAAGAATGAAATTAGAGGATATTGATGAAGATAAACAACCTCTATTAGCCAAGGATGGTAGCAATAAATATTATGAAAAAAAGACGGAAGCTGATACGGCATCCAACCCATTTGTCTTAAAAATGAAGCCAGAACAACGAAAAGTTGATAATTGGAAGATATAAACTCTTATAAATAGTAGTATACCTAGTATTATAAATATATATGAATTATGAATGAGAAAATAAAAAAAATGTTTAAGGATGTACGCAAGAAGAAGGGTGAGAAAATAGGTGAAAATTCTCTCCTAAGTTTAAATATTAAAGCTAGCGATCACGATAATGTCTGTCCATTTCGATCAATACCAGTCGAAGAATGTCCACTTTGTATACTAGAGGATCTAGAAAATCTATGAAAAACTTTAAAGAAATTACAGAAGCAAAAATGTCACGTGCACATTTTCAGTTAATTGCAGATGTTGTTGCAAGTTTAGATGTTCAGACGAATATCAAAAAAGCTATTGCTGAGAAATTTGCAGATGCGTTTGAAGATACCAATCCAATGTTTAAAAGAGATTTGTTTATTAAGGCAACGAAAAAGAAACAAGAAAAAGAATGAAATCTTTTGATAAATTTTTAAGAGAGAAAAAAGAAGCCATTAGTATGGACGCAATTGATGCGATGGTTTCTTCTCTTGATCCAACAGATGCTACTGCTGTTCTTGAGTCAACTGTTGCGATTATTGCACTATATGGAGATTCGTTTAAATTAAGTGCTATTGAGAGTATAGATGAACTTGGTAAAATTGCACATGATTTTTATAAAGCCTTTCTCAAAGCCAATACAGATAAGGCAGCACAAAATGCTTTAAAGCAATGGATTTTACATATTGGTGGTGCGACAAAACAATTAGGTAAGATGAAGGATATTATTTTAAATAATATTAGTAGGGATTATTATAAACATGCCCCAACTTCATTTGAGGTTCCAACTGCAGATAAGGACAATACCGCTGATATTGTTTTAATTAAAAAAGGTACTAAAGAAAAATTAATTAATGAGTTAGGTTTTTTAAAGGACATATCTACAAAAGCACAAAAGAAATATGTACAGGTTGATACTAAAACCGGATTGATAACTTTATTGAATATGAAGTTAAAAGTAGCTGTAGAGTTTTATCAGGTATCATTAAAGAAAGGTCAAGTAGGAACTGCAGGTGGTGGTAGAGTTGGTAAAGTAACATCATTTGCACTTAATAGATTTCTTGGTGGACAAGCAATATCACAACCAACTAAATCAGCAACAGTTGCTGGTCAATTTGAACAAGTTGACTTAGGTCAATATGATGATCTTGAAAATCTTGATGAAGGATTATTAGATTTCTTTGATAAAGGATTAAAATTTATTAAAGACGTATCATCAAAAGCTTTAGATGCCGTATCTAAAGGAATTGGTGCTTTTTTATCATGGGCAAGAAAACAATTTTCTTCTATTGTTAATAGTGTAAAAAATAGATTTGTTTCAATTGGAAATTCGGAAATGAAAAGTGATGCAGCATTAAATGCTGCATCTAGTTTATTTACTTCTATTGGATTGAGAGAGGAAAAAGATTATGATGCTTTTCTTAATAATACATTAATGGAAGGTAAACAAAATATAACGATTAAAGCTGGTGATGTAAAACAGTTAGCTACAATTAGGGATCAGTTTATTGGTAAAAAGGTTCTTAATAAGATTATGGTGTCAAATAAAAAAAGGATAAGTAAGTTAAATAAAGATTTTAGTGTACGAACTAAAAAGGATGCTGATCCGATTACATTTCTTGGTAGTTTAAAACAATCTAAATTAGATGAAAAAACAGCTGAGAGAATATTTAAAAAGATTGATCGTTTAATTGGAAAAGGGAAAAAGGCAAAAGCTGGAGCAGTAATTTCTAGAGAAGATTTTTCAGAAATATTGAAAATATCCATGAATTACTCTGCAAGTCTTATGATTAAAGGAATCCTTATTAGTATAGAAAAGGATATGGTAAATTACCAGGATTTAACTGATGCACTTCTTGCAATGTCTGCCTCGTTTGTTGGGGAAGCTAAATTTGGTAATACAGCATTACCATTAGTTATTATTTTTGGTGGAAAGAAGCAAACAATGAAAGTTCTTGGAACTAGATCAGCCTTTGAAAAGAAACAAGTAAAAGGTATTAAAAAGAATATAGATAATCTTGCAAGTTTTCCTATTGCAGTATTGAGATTTAATAGAGTATCTGGAAAATCATATAATACGGTTGGGTTTTTATTACTTGCAAATTATGTAGCTGAAGATGATAAGGCACCTATTCCAGAATGGATAGTTTTTTCTATGCAAACTTCTTCAGGTTCTTCTTTTTCATTCAAGGTAGAGGGTGAAACATATACCAAGAATTGGAGAGGAAGAGGATAAATGTTATCATTTAAAGAAACATTAAATGAAGATACTAATACTCATTTAGAACATCTTGAGGATGAAATAATTAATGGTGGTGTGGCGGGAGCCAAAACAGCTATATTATTTTTAAAATCACTTAAAGATATGTTGAGTGGGAATAGTACTAGTAAATTAGAGGTGACCGTCAAATGGGATGGTGCTCCAGCTGTATTTGCTGGTATTAATCCAGAGAACGGGAAGTTCTTTGTTGCAACAAAGTCACTTTTTAACAAGACGCCTAAAATCAATTATACTAATAAAGATATTAGTAATAATCATGGATCAGGCGGTCCTGTAGATAAATTAAAGGTTGCACTGAAACATCTTCCTGAACTTGAAATGAAAGGTATCTTTCAAGGTGATATTATGTTCACTAAGGAGGATTTGGAACAAGAAAATATAGATGGGGTGACTAGTTTAACTTTTACACCTAACACAGTTACATATGCTGTTCCAGATGACTCTGATTTAGCCAGTACCATTCGTAAAGCTAAGCTAGGTGTAGTATGGCATACTACCTACAAAGGTAAAACTATTGCTGACCTTTCTGCTTCATTTGGGGTTAATGCTAAAGCGTTTAAGAAAACTAAAAATGTTTGGTTTGAAGATGCTACTTTAGATTTAGTAAATCCAAGTATGACAAAATCTGAAATAAAAACAATTGATGGACTTATAGCCAAAACTAAAGGTGCTTTAAAACTTTCTGGAAAATTTCTTAATATATTAAAAAAGGAATCTGGTAAAAAAGATCAATTTACTCTATCAGCTTTATTAAAAGTTTTCTTTAATACAAAAATAAGAGAGGGACTACGTTTTACCGATACAAAAAAAACAGTTAAAGAATTTCAAGATTATTATATAGACCGAATGGTAAAAGAAATGTCAGCAAAGAAAACTGACAAAGGTAAACAGAGATTTAAGGATTACGAGAAGGAAGCGAAGAAAACATTTAAGAAGTATGCTAAGGAAGTTTATTTTACTTTTGCTACATATTTAGGTATTAATGATGCAAAATTATTAATAGTTAAACAACTAGAAAAGGTAAAAGGAATGGGAACATTTTTACGAACTGAGGATGGATTTAAAGTAACAGCACCAGAAGGATATGTTGCCATTGATTCAGAAGATGGTAGTGCTGTTAAGTTAGTAGACAGACTGGGTTTTTCTCATGCCAATTTTACGATTGCTAAAAATTGGGATAAATAACATTTTAAATAGGAGGTACCAGGAAATATACAATGAAAATTAAATCGAGGTATTGTGTATTATGTGAAGCATTATATAAATATCAATGTAAGTGTCCAAACAATAGAAGGATGTCTAACATTCGTAAAACATTTCGGGAAATTGCAGATGAACGAGTTGACGAATCATGTGACTATCTTGGAATAGAACTAATAGAGGGAAAACAAAAAATGAAAACATTTAAAGAAATGATGGAAGGTACTAAAGAAGAATATCAAAAATTCTTCAATGGCAAGCTTGCTAAATGGAAAATTAAAAGTCCCTCAGAATTGTCTGATGAAGATAAGAAGAAA